ATGCGGGACGGGAAACCCGTCCCCTACGAGAGGAACGAGGGTGGGGGAATGCGGGACGGGAGACCCGTCCCCTACGAGGTGGGACGATGGGAAGAAAAAAATGAGTCGTTTTTGTGTGAGGGGCGGAAAGTGTAGACGTGGTGCGGCTTTTCGGCATTTTTGCAATTTTGAAAATGGGAAAAAAATGGGAAGATTTTTTCGGAATGCCGTGATATAATGGTAGCGTGGATGATGGGAGTTGAGAGTTGAGAGTTGGGGTGTCCGCAAGTGCCTTGCAATGACAACGGGAAGGGACGACAATCCCTCCGTCAAAAATCAGAGATTTTTGCCACCTCCCTTTGCACAAGGGAGGCTTTGGCGGGACGGGAAACCCGTCCCCTACGAGGGGAACGAGGGTGCGGCGCAGGAGATTGCCACGGACGGCAGAGCCGTCCTCGCAATGACAACCGAGATAGGAAGGGGTGAGGTTTTGGGGAGACATAAGAAAATTTCAAAAGAGAATATCTTAAACGAATTGGTTGCTGTGGGCTTTGCTCGGGTGACCAATTATTTATTTGTGGAAAATGGTGAGATCCTCCTGAAAGACGGAAAAAAGCTTTCTCCCAACGAAGCGGCAGCTATCTGCCAGATCGAGAAAACTGCCTCCGGTGTCAAGGTCAAATTCTACGACAAATTAAAGGCCTTGGAGCTTCTCGGTAAGGCGGTTGGGCTCTTTGGCGGCGCGTCCCTGCCGGACGATGCCTCTGTCGGGATCATGGAGGCGGTGCTTTCTGCCACCAGAGAGGAGGTCGGTTTCTATGACGCTGAGCAAAAAGCAGATACTTGCGCTGACTTGGTGGAATAGACCAAAATTCCGGGACTACGATGCCATCATCTGCGACGGTGCTGTCCGCTCCGGCAAGACCTACTGCTTGGTGGGCGGCTTTTTCCTTTGGTCCATGGCCTCCTTTGACAGGCAGGTCTTCGGTATCTGCGGTAAGTCCGTTTCGGCACTCCGGCGCAATATTATTTTGCAGCTGCCCAAGTGGCTTGGACGCCAGTTTCAAATCACCGAGCATCGCGGGGAAAATAAGCTGACGGTGCGGCTTGGGGACAGGGAAAATGTTTACTATCTCTTTGGCGGTCAGGACGAAAGCTCCTATATGTCGGTACAGGGCATTACCTTGGCAGGGGTGCTTCTGGACGAGGTGGTGCTGATGCCCCGTTCCTTTGTGGAGCAGGCCTGCGCCCGATGCTCCGTAGCCGGGAGCAGATTGTGGTTTAGCTGCAATCCTGCCGGGCCGGAGCACTGGTTTTACAAGGAATGGATCTGCCGCGCCAAAGACAAAAATGCGCTCCATCTCCACTTTACAATGGAAGATAACCCCGGCTTGGACAGCGCCATCCGCTTGCGGTATGAGCGTCTCTACCGGGGTGTTTTTTATGACCGCTATGTCCGTGGCATCTGGCGGGCGGCAGAGGGGCTTATTTACCGCTTTTCGCCGGACAGGCATATTACAAAGGACATCCCGGAGGGGCGGTACTACATATCTGTAGACTACGGTACGGTAAACCCTTTTTCTGCAGGCCTTTGGTGCGTGGGCGGTGGCCGGGCGGTGCGGGTGCGGGAGTACTACTATAACGGACGGGAGCGGGGGAAGCGCCTTACCGACGAGGAGTATTATCGGGCGATCCTCCGTCTTGCAGGAGATAAACCGGTGGAGCAGATCATTGTGGATCCCTCAGCGGCGTCTTTTATTGCCCTGATTCGACGGTATGGGCATTTTTCCGTCCGTCGGGCGAAAAATCGGGTACTTCCGGGCATTCAGACGGTGGCGCACTATTTAGAAAGTGGGGTTTTACAGTTTACCGAGGAATGTCGGGATAGTATCCGGGAGTTTTCCCTTTATGTATGGGAGGAGGGAAAGGAGGCGCCGGTAAAGGAGAATGATCACGCGATGGACGATATTCGGTATTTCTGCTCAACGGTGTTGAGCAGAAAAATGGACAATTGACAATGGACAATTAAGGTGTCCGCAAGCGGACGGATTTTAATATGCACCGTCGAAGAAGATCGTAGGGGCGGGCATTGCCCGTCCGCAAAAGTCGCAAGATTGCAGAATGTTGGGGGTGCGGCACGGACGAGCGATGCTCGCCCCTACAAGGGAAAGCAAAATATGAGAAATGAGGAGAATTTATGAGCATCTATCAGTATGAAGCTGCCTTTGGGGCAGCGGATCAGACATCCCGGAAAATGCGGCAGGCGATGCAGGACTGGGAGGAAATCTATTTTGGCACGGGAGAGGGTGACCCTTGTCAGCGCATCGGCTATACGGTGGTCAATAAGCTGGTTTCTGCTATCTTTGGCGAGTGCAGCGGCAAGCTGGACGCGGCGCTATTGCCCCTTGGGGAGTTGGGACGGGAGGCAATGCAGCTTTTGCTCAAAGGCGGTGAGTGCTACATTAAGCCTTGTCCCACGGCAGCAGGATTTGCCTTTACCCTTGTGCCGCGGCAGAACATTTTGGTCTTTGCAAGAGATGAAAAAGGCGTCCCCTGCGACATTGGCACGGCGGAAAAGAGCGTTTACGGCAAGCACCACTACACCCTCCTGGAGCGGCGAACGGTGGTCGGTGGCAGGCTTACGATCAAGTATCGCCTGTATCGCTCCGGGGATGGCAGTACCTTAGGGCTGCCCGTGGCGCTGAAGAGCCATCCGCTTTATGAGAATCTGGCGGAGAGCTACAGCTTCGAGGTGCCACTGGGCTTGGGCCTTGTGCAGATGAAAGTGCCCAGCATTAACTGCGTGGACGGGTCACCCGATGGGGTGGCCATTTTTGCGCCCGCGGTGCAGCTGATTCGAAACATCGACCGCAATGAAGCCCAGCTTTGCGGAGAGTTTACAAGGGGCGAGAGCCGCATTTTCGCCTCTGCGGATCTCATCGATAAGGAAAAGGGGCTCAGTGACCATCTCTTTGTGGGACTGGATGAAAGTCCTGAGGAGGTGGGCATCACCGTCTTTTCTCCCAAGCTGCGGCACGAATCCTTCCTTGCCCGAAAGCAGGAGTATTTACGGAACGTGGAGAGCATCATCGGTTTGCGGCGGGGAATGCTCAGCGATGCCCAAATTGAGGATCGCACAGCAACGGAAATCACCTCCAGCGCTGCGGATTTTAATCTGCTTGTGATCGCCTGCCAGCAGGTTTGGGAGAAGGCTGTGGGGGAAACAGCAGCTCTGTGCGCGGTGCTTGCGGAGCTGTATCGACTGCCGAAGGTCAGTACCGAGGTCACCTTTGACTGGGGCAACGGGGTGCTCTTTGACGAGGATAAGACTTGGGAGGGGTATCTGGAGATGGTGAAAAACGGGCTGATTGCCCCTGAGGTAGCGCTGGGCTGGCGGTTTAATATGCCCTGCGAGACGGAAGGGGAGAGGAAGGCAATTCGGGAAAAGTATATGAAAATTGATAATTGACAATTGACAATTGACAGTTGACAGTTGGAAAAACCCTTCCCCCGGGGGGAAGGTGGCTGAACGTAAGTGAAGCCGGATGAGGAACGGCGTGCAGTATAGGTCTGCACAAGTGCGAATACAGAACATTACCGCCCGCATTCCTCACCCGGTTTTTGCTTTGCAAAAACCACCCTCCCCCCGGGGGAGGGGATGGGGCGCCGACCCCTACCATTAGGAAAGGTAAAGTTCGATGAAGCGACCATCGTTAAAAAGCGTAGAAAGGAGTTTTGTATGAAAAGAGAATTTTTGCAGAATCTGTCGGTGGGGGAGACACCTCTTTCCAAAGAGGTCATCGATGCCATTATGGCAGAAAACGGTAAGGACATTCAGCGCGCAAAAAGTGAAAGCCAGTCCTTACTGGCGGAAAAGGAGACTTGGGAGGAGACCCTCAGGCAGCAACGGGAGCGCCACGAGACGGCGATGCGGCAGCTGCAGTTTTCCCATCGGTTAGAGCGTGCCATTACAGCGCTTGGCGGCAGAAATGAAAAAGCCATCTGCGCCCTGCTGGATATGGAGGCGCTGCAAAACGGTGCGGAGGAGGACGTTGCGGCGGCTGTGGAAAAGCTCCGGGAGGAGAATCCCTATCTCTTTGAAAGCAAAGAGCTACCGCCCCTTTTCGCACGGGGCACAGGAGCGGCTGGTCCGCTTCGGGAAGAAGAGCCGGTAAGTCTTGCCGGCGCACTGAAATTACGTTTTAACAAGGAAAGGAAGTAAAAAATTATGGCAATTACATTAGCAGAAGCAAAAATCGGTATGGCAGACAAGGTCGATCAGCAGGTGGTGGATATGTTCCGCCGCAGCAGCCTGCTCCTGGACAATATGGTATTTGACAATGCCATTTCCCCCGGCACCGGCGGCAGCACCCTGACCTACGGTTACATTCAGTTAAAGTCCCCCTCCACCGCATCGGTACGTACTGTGGGCGGCGAATACACCCCCGGTGAGGCAAAAAAGGAGAAAAAGACCACAGGCGCCATTATTATGGGCGGCTCCTTCCAGATGGACCGTGTGCTGCAGAACACGGCCGGTGCCGCAGATGAGCTGGCATTTCAGGCAGAACAGAAAATTAAGGCCACCGCAAACTTTTTCCACAATCTGGTGATCAACGGCTCAGTGGGAAGCGAAGAGGGCTATGTGGGCGGCACCTTTGACGGCCTGAAGAAGCTGCTGGGCGGTACAGCCAATGCGCTGGAAAGTCAGGTTTCCCTCAAGACCTCCGAGGAGCTGGACAGCAACTACAACGCATTCCTCGACGAGATGGACGGCTTCCTCAGCGTGCTGGACGGCAATCCCAGTATGCTGCTGATGAATCGCGCGATGCTTGTAAAGCTCCGCGCCATCGCCCGCCGTGCCGGCTACTACGAGAGAAAGAGCGATGAGTTCGGCCGTACCGTGGAGACCTATGCAGGTGTACCGATGGTGGATATGGGCCAGTATTTCGATGGCGAAAAGATGTGTGACGTAGTGGAGACCAAGGACGGAAAGACCAGCATTTATGCGGTTTCTCTGGGTCTTGACGGCTTCCACGGCATCTCTCCCACCGGTACCGGTGTCATCCAGTCCTATATGCCCGATCTGAATGCGCCCGGCGCAGTCAAGACCGGTGAGGTAGAGCTGGTGGCAGGCGTGGCGCTGAAGAACACCCTGAAGGCAGCGGTGCTTCACTCCATCGCCATCGCCTGATCGGGAGGCACTGCCTATGGTCACATATGATTTTTACAAAAACAGCTTCTTAGGCAGTGCCATACCGGAAGATGCATTTTCCGCATTGGCTGCCAAGGCTGCGGGCGCACTGGAAAAAATGAAGCGCACCTATCGGGTGGAGGAACCCGGAGAGACATCGGAAAAAATGGCACTTTGTGCTATGGCGGAGACCCTTTACAGCCACGGAGAGCGAAAGGCAGGCATCTCCCAAGTCCAGATGGGGCAGATGCGGATTTCCTACAGCGATTGCGGTACGAAAGCGCTGTTCCGGGAGCTGATGGGGAAGGCTTCGGTTTATTTGGATTTCTATAGAGGGGTGCAGGTATGATGGATTATTCACTATGCAAGGAGACAGTCACCGTCTACCGTAAGGTAGGCGACCGGATCCAACGCAGTTACTACCACAAATGCTATTTGCAGTGCAAGATCGTTATGGTACGCGATGAGCTGGGAACCTTCAAAAAGTGGGAGTTTATGCTGATCGTGCCCGGCGACCGTCCGTTGATGGTAGGCGACCGGGTGGTTTCCGGCATCGGAAAAGATGTGTCCTATTGGTATGAGCTGGGCAACGCCATGCAGGTATCTTATGCAAAGCCCTACTATCTCGATGGCAAGATCTGCCATTGGGAAGCGGGGAGTAAGTAGGAATGGACAATTGACAGTTGCGGTATCGCTTTGCGATGGATTCGTAGGGGCGATCTTTGATCGCCCGCGGACGAACGCAGTTCGCCCCTACGAGGGAGGCGAGGGTGCGGGAAAGAAAACCCTCCCTTTTGGGGAGGGGGGACCGCGTAGCGGTGTGTGAGGTTTTTACCTCATCCGTCATTTGCTCGTTCCTCGCAAATGCCACCTTCCCCAAAGGGGAAGGTTTGGCGGGCGAACGCAGTTCGCCCCTACGAGGGGGAATGGGGGGATTATGGGAAATGGAGGTGGAGGAAATGACAGATTTAGATAAACTCAGGGACTTTTTACTTAGTTATCCCCAATGGGAAAAGGGGAGGCTTTTATACATCGACCGCTGTGACGAGGGGAAGGACGGCCTTTTTCCGCAAGGTGTGCAGGAGCTTTCCCGAAAGACCGACGTGCTGGGGAATCAGGAGGTACGCTACCGTGTGCCCTTTGTTCTCTACCGCTCCGGTGTGGAAGAGGAAGGGGATGCCGCTTGGCTTTTGGACTTTCAAAAGTGGCTGGCACATATGAGCATTATGGGAAAAGCGCCCGTTTTTGGCGATGTGCCCCGTGCGGAGACCCTCCGGGCGGAAAAGGGACATTTTGATAAGGTCCGCAGCAGCAGCGGCCTTTATGCCGTCACCGTAACGGCAGAATTTACGAAAATCTACAAGGAGGATACATATGGCGAAAATTGAAAGAAAGTATTTTGCCCACTTTTTGAATACGGCAAAAAAGAACGAGCCTGCCAACTATGAACGGCTGGGCAAGGATCTGGAGGAATACAAGGCAGAGCTCAATGCCAAGGTGGAGCGCAGAACCAACATTTTCGGCAAGCAGTCCATCACCATTTCCGGCTATGAAAAGTCTGCGGTGGTGGACACCTACTATGCCGAGCCCGGCACGGCTCTTTATGAGCGGCTCCAGTCCATCATTGACGAGGGCCTTATTTTGGAGGATCTGCAGACGGATATGGTGGAGGTGAAGCTGTGGGATATGCAGCCTGACGGCAGCTATCCTGCGGTGATGGAGGAATGTTACATCGAGGTTACCGGCTACGGCGGGGATACCAGCGGTTATCAGATCCCCTTTACCCTCCATTTTACCGGCAATAAGGTGCAGGGTAAGTTCTCGGCAGGCACCAAGATCTTTACCATTGCGTAAGAGGGTGCGCTATGGAGAAGCTTCAATTTGACAGCGGCGTCCGGGTTTTCCGGGTGAATGGCGGGGAAAAGCTGTGCTTTAACCCCAGCGACCCCAATCTCTATGCCCGTTTGGAGGCGACTGCGGAGGAACTATCCAAGCTGCAAAGAGAGATGACAGGGGAGAATGTGCCCCAAATGCTGCAAAAGACCGACAGACAGCTCAAAAAGCTGCTGGGTGAGATATTCCCCGGCAATGATATGGAGAAGATTTTCGGCGGTGTGAATTTGCTGTCGCCTACAGCCACAGGCAAGTGCGTTTTTGAAAACTTTATGGCGGCGCTTTCGCCCATTCTTGCCCGCGGCGCGGAGGAATGCGCGAAGAGGCTGATGGAGCTGCAGGATGCTAAGTAGCTGGTATCTGCCACAAAGCGCCAAGATTGGCGGCAGAGAGTATAAGCTGCGGTGCGATTTTCGGGATGTGCTGCGGATCTTCTCCTATTTTAACGACCCGGATCTGGCGGACGTGCTCAAGTGGCAGATCGCCCTCTCCCTCTTTTATGAGGGCGAGATCCCGCAGCAGAATCGCTGGGAAGCTATGGCGTATCTTGCAGACTTTATCACCTGCGGGAAAAAAGAGACCGGTGGCAGCAGGCGGCTTCTTGACTGGGAGCAGGATGGAAATCTGATCATCGGTGAGGTCAATCGGGTGGCAGGCTATGAGATAAGGCAGAAGGAATTTATCCACTGGTGGACCTTCCTTTCGTATTTCCATGCCATTGGGGAGGGGCAGCTTTCTTTCCTCCTCACCATCCGGCAAAAGCGGCTCCGAGGGGAGAAACTTACAGACTGGGAGGAGCGGTATTTTCGGGAAAACCGGGAAACCGTGGAGCTGAAAACGCGATATTCAAAGGCAGAGATGGCGGACCGGGAGAAGCTGCTGCAGATGCTGGCAGACGGATAGGCGCATCATCGAAAGAGGTTGTAGGGGCGGGCATTGCCCGTCCGCAATGTTTCGACATTTTACGGTGTCGGAGGTGCGGCACGGACGACCGATGGTCGCCCCTACGAGTTTGTACGATGGTGCGGTATGGCGGAAATTCGTCACAAAGTAAAAATTATGAAAGGCAGGTGGAAAATTGAAACAAGTAATCGAATTTGATGTGATTCCAATGGAGGACGTGATCGACAACACAAAGGCGCTGGCATCTGCCGTTGCAGCGGTGGGACTGGCTCTGAACCGGGTGCTGGGCAAGATCGTAAATACCACGCAGATCGTTCGCAGAGACACGCGAAAGACCCTTGCCCAGTTTGACCAGCTCCAAAAACTGGGCAACTGGCAGACCGGCACGGTGACTACGGAAACCATCCGGGAGGAAATTACCGGTATGGAACAGGTGGTAAACAGAATTTCATCTACCCTTCACGCAGCGTTGGGGGAATTTTCCGATACCGTCACAGATAAGCTGACAGAATTTACCGGCTGGGATGCAGGCGGCATCCTGCTGGGACTTGGTAAAATCATCACCGGCGTAGGCGCGGTGCAAGCCCTTCTGAGCGGTGATCTTTCGATGGCTTTATGGCTGGGACTTGCCAATTCCACATTTACGGCTGCCGGTGACCGGATGGGCACCTTCGTCGGTATTTTGGTCAATGTGGCAAATGCTTTTTCCGGCGTGGGATCTGTTTCCAGTCGTGTTTGGAGTGGCATTTGCGCGGTATGGGGCGGCTTGGGACTGTGGTTTTCCAAGATGGTCTTTAGCCCCTTGGAAGGTGGCTTTAAGCTCAGCGCCAATGTGATCATCGGTATTTTTAATACGCTGATGTCTGCGGTAACGCTGGCGACCAACGGGTTGGGACAGATCTTTAACAAGATGTCCTTTTCCGTTCCTGACTGGGTGCCGGGCATTGGCGGTAAGAAGTTCGGGCTGTCGTTACCCAGCTTCCTGACGCCGCGCATCCCCTTTTTGGCGCAGGGTGCGGTTTTGCCGGCAAATAAGCCATTTTTGGCAATGGTGGGCGATCAGAAGCACGGCACCAACATCGAAGCGCCCCTTGCTACCATTTCCGAGGCGGTGTCCCTTGTGATGGATGACCATACCAATGCCTTGCTTTCCGGCTTGGAGGCTTCCGTAGGCATCCAGAGGGAAATTTTGGAGGCGGTGCTGGGCATCCGTATCGGCGATGAGACCATCGCCCGGGCCGGTGAGCGGTATTATCGAAAAATGGCAATGGCCGGCGGAAATAATTAAAAATTACAAATACCCATCGAAGGCGTTTGTAGGGGAGGCGTTTCGCCTCCCGCGGGCACACAGTTCGCCCCTACAATATGAAAAAAGCAAAGGAGAGGATCTATGAATGAAGTGAGCAGTTTATATGCCATTGACGGCAAATTTTTGCTGACTCCCGATGCGGGGGTGCAGATGCAGTTTACGGACCTGGACGACGGGGAATCCGGACGTGACGAAAAGGGCTATATGCACCGGAAGGTACTGCGGCAGAAGGTGAAAAAGTGGCAGTTTGTTTACAGCGTCCTTACCCAGGAGGAGTACCGCTATATGCGCGCGGTGCTATCTACAGGCGGCACCTTCCGCTTTACCTACCCCGACCCGGACGAGCCCTCCGAGGCCCGGACGTGCACCGCCTATCTTTCTGAGTACGGGATCGTGTGGCAAAGCGCCCTGCAAGGGTTATACCGCAATCTTAAATTCGATGTCATCGAGTGTTAGGAGGGCATATGCACAAAATCATACTTCCTGACGGCAGAGAGATCGCCTCCGGTACGGAGGGAACTGCCATTTATCAGGTGACGGTAACAAAAAGCGCCTGCACCGCAGAAGAATTGACCCTCGGCACAGTCTGTGCCGCAGTGGCGGAAATTGAGCTGATGGATACCGGAGGCGTTTGCCCCTTGCAGGCTGGAGAGACGTTTGCCCTTTATCGGGAGGAGGCGCTTGTGGGAATGTTCACCGTGGAAACACCCAAACGGCGCAGCGCCACCCGTTTTACCGTCACTGCCTACGACCCGGTGGGAAAATTAGAGCAAAATTTAGACAGCTGGCTGGAAGCGCTGCCGGACTTTCCGTATCCTATGGAGGAATTTGCGCGGATGGTCTGCGAGGCGTGCGGTGTGACGCTGGCGGAGGAGCGTATTCCCGGCAGCACGGTGCTGGTGCCTGCCATTGCCGGCACGGGCATTACCGGCAAACGGTTGCTGGGCTGGATCGGAGAGGTGGCCGGCCGTTTCCTGCGGGCAAGACCGGACGGTACGCTGGAATTTGCCTGGTACACCCCCTCGGAAATTACCCTTGGCACGGATGCGTTGCCTATTTTCCGCGGTACCCTCAAGTATGCGGATTACAGCACCGGGAGAATCGGCGGTGTGCAAATTCGAAAGCAGCAGACGGACGTAGGGCAAATCTACCCGGACAGTGCCGGGGAGAACATTTATATCATCCAAGGAAATCCCATCCTTACCGGCAGCGAGGGGGATTTGGAGGTCGCCCAGCGGCTGTACCAACAGCTTGGGGAGATTTCCTATTGCCCCTTTTCTGCGGAGGTGCCGGGCGGGACTGTGGCACCGGGACAGTTGGTGACGGTGGTAAGTCCCGAGGGAAAGACATTTTCCTCCCTTGTGATGACGGTGGAAAGCCGGGGCAGCCGGGATGCTGTACAAAGCACCGGCAGTCCCAAAAGAGATGGCATCACTGCCCAGCGGGATTTTCGTCTTTCCTCCCTTGCGGGGAAGATTATGACGCTGCAGACCGACCTTAACGGCCTCCGGGCGGAAAACCGTGACGGGGAGGGCAAGACGGCAGCGCTGCAGCTGGATGTGGACGGTCTACGGGCGGAGATCTCCCGGCAGGATGCCCAGCTCAGCAGCGGACTTACCCGCTTGGAGCAGACTGCGGAGCACCTCAAAATTGACGTGGAGGCCGTCAAAAATACCGGCGCGGGAAAGGTCACCACCTCAACGGGCTACACCTTCGATGACACAGGTCTCCACATCCGAAAAGACGGTGAGGAGATGGAAAACCGCTTGGATCACACGGGTATGTATGTCCGCCGCAGCGGGGAGGTCATTCTCCGCGCCAATGCATCCGGTGTACTTGCCACCGACGTACAGGTCCGCAATTACCTAAGCGTAGGCGACCATACCCGTTTTCAGGATTACGACGGCGGCACCGGGTGCTTTTATTTATAACGCCGCAACCCAAATCCCTTCCCCCGGGGGGAAGGTGGCTGAACGCAAGTGAAGCCGGATGAGGAACGGCGTGCAGTGTAGGTCTGCACAAATGCGAATACAGAACATTACCGCCCGCATTCCTCACCCGGTTTTCGCTTCGCAAAAACCACCCCCGCCTGCGGGCGGCCGGTCGCGGCTCTGACAATCCACCGGATTGTCATTCACTACCGCGACTGCGCTTCGCTTACCCCGGGGGAGGGGATATACAAAGGAGAAAACATATGTCCTTACAAACAAAAACCTTTACCTACGGCGGTCTGCACAATACTGCCGCAAGGTATTTTCGGACGGAGCTTATTTTAGCGGAGGAATCGGTTTCTCCTGAGAAAAATGAGTCCGTCCTTTCTTATAAGCTGACGCTGTTTTCCGGCAATACCCGTCTTTCCGTGTATCGTACCGGTGCGAAGATCATCCTGAACGGAAAGACCTATGTCCACCGGGACGGAAACAGCTATGACAGTCAGATCAGCATCGAGGCCCAATCCAGCGTGGTGCTTTGCGAGGGCACGCTTAGGGTGCCCCACGACAGCGATGGCACGGGACAGCTCAATGTATCTTTTTCTGTTTACCATCCCAAGCCTGCCACCTATACCCCCGGTAATTTTACCTACACCGGCGGCGAGATGACGCTGACACCTGCCCTCCGGCTCACCACCGTAGGCGCAACCGATGCATATATCGGCGGTACGGCACTGCTTGCTTTTTCCCGGAAGAAAAGCGGCTACAGCCACTCCCTCCGCTATGCCTTGGGCGAGCTGTCCGGCTGGGTGTCTTCGGAGGGCGCGCTCACAGACACCGAGGAGATCATGGAAAACCTGAGCCTTGCGGTTCCCATCCCGGAGCGCTTTTACGAGGGTATTCCTGCCGGAAGCACAGCTGTGTGCCGGCTGTTTTGCCGCACTTACGAGGAAGGTGTACTTTTAGGCGAAACGGAAGGGCAGTTTACGGTGATGACCCGCAGTGCCGACTGCGGTCCGGACCTGATGGGTACGGTTTTGGACATTAACCCCAAAACCCTGAGCCTTACGGGAGATGCAACCGTCCTTGTGCGCTATGCCTCCACGGCGGAGTGTACCCTTACCCCCATCCTCCAAAAGGGTGCAGAGGTGAAAGAGACTGCCATCGAGGGGGTAAAAGGCGACTATCTTCTCTTCGAGAAAACGGAAAAGGAAAACTATACCTTTACCCTTACCGACAGCCGTGGCTACACCGTGGGAAAGCAGGTGCATATGCAGCTTTTGCCCTACCGAAGGCCTACCGCCAATGCGGTGGCCATACGCCCCGATCCGACGGACGGCACTGTGACGGTCACCGTCCGGGGCAGCTGCTACACCGGCTCTTTCGGTCTTACGGACAACTATCTGGAGGTAAGCTGTACACTGCCTGACGGCAGCGAGGTTTGGGCAGATGCGGAGGTGGGAGAGGACAGCTACAGCGCGGTATTCCAGCTTTCCGGCTTTGACCATCGGCAGAGCCATAAGCTCCTCGTCACCGTAGGCGATGCGCTCTATGCCGTTACGGTAGAGGCGGTGGTACAAAAAGGTCTGCCGGTGTTTCATTGGAAAGAGGATGGCTTTTTTGTAAACGTCCCGGCAGCAATCAACGGTGTCCATATGGCAGCAGCGACCCCAAAGGAGGATCAGATCCGTCTGTTTGCGCCTGCAGGCGTATTTATAGCCGGCAGCGGTATTTACGGTATGGCTGACTTTGGCGGCTGGAACGGAAACGGAGAGGTTACAGTGGCGGCCGAGGCGGATGGAGACATTACCCTCCGTTTGCCGGCATATACGGGGAAGCTGCTGCTCCTGTCACCGGCAGAAATCACAGTAAGAGAGGAAGAACTATGAAAGAAAAGCTATGCACCCTGACGGGTGTGCTGGGAGGCGGTCTTGCTTTTCTGTTTGGACCGTGGACCAGCGATTTGACTGCGCTGACCGTCTGTGTGGCGATCGATCTAATGTCGGGCATTGCGCTGGCGCTCTTATTCCACAAAAGCAAAAAGACGCCCACAGGCTGTTACAGCTCCGCTTACGGCTTCAAAGGCCTTTGTAAAAAGGCAATGCTCTTAGCGGTGGTAGCGGTGGGACACCAAATGGACCTGGTGCTGTCAGTAGATTATATCCGTACTGCCCTGTGCGTGGGCTTTCTCAGCAATGAGCTCATTTCCATCGCAGAAAATGCAGGTCTTATGGGCATCCCGCTGCCCCGTGTGCTGACGCAGGCGCTGGATGCGCTCCACAGCAAGGAGGAAATATGAACGTAACGAAAAAACTTACTTTAGACCTTATGCGGCGCTCTGTGCCGCAGAAATTGACCCTTATCCGGGGGGACAGCGCTGTGGCGCTGTGCTGTACGCTCCTTTGCGACGGCAGTCCTTGGGAAATTCCCCAAAATGCCGCGGTGATCTTGCGCTACCGAAACGCAGAGGCGGGCGGCGAATACGACACCCTTCCCGACGGCAAGGCGGCCTATTCCTATAGCGGCAATATCCTTACCGTCTATCTTGCGCCGGCAGTTTGCTCTATGGTGGGAAAAACGGATTTTCAGGCAGTGATCTACGTAGGCGCGTCCCAAAAATCCACCCTCTGCATCCCGCTTTTTGTGGAAGGTGCGGTGTCGGGAAGCAAGGAGCCGGAGAGTTATACAAATCTGACCCAATGGCTGCTGCAGTACGGTGGCGGCAGCGATGCCTCAGGGCTTCTGCAGGGTCTTTACGGGGAGATAGATGGCCTTGAAAATCGGCTGTCTGCCTTAGAAAATATGCCCGTCTACGATGGAGAAATGGAGGATGTATGAGTGATCTGCACATCTTAGTCAGCGGCACGAAACGGCTGCTGACCGCCGGTAAGCGCCATACCCATAATATTGTGGTCGAAGCCCAGAGCGGAGATAACCATTACGATGCCTTTTGGGATGCTTTTCAGCAAATGGGCAACCGCACATACTATCGCTATGCATTCTACAGTCAGACAAGCGGTGCATGGACGGATGAGATCTACAATCCCAAATACCCCATTCGTGCCACTGAAAATATTAGTGGTGACTCTATGTTTCAAGGATCCGTAATCACCGATACGAAGGTGGATATTGAAATCGGTGTGGACGCGTCCTATGTATTTATTTCCTGCGGACAGCTAAAGACAATCCGCAAGCTGATCGTGTCGGAAAATACCACCTTTAACCGCTGGTTTGCTGGCTGTGAAGCTTTGGAGAATGTGACCTTTGAGGGCATTATTGCGGGTGACATTTCCTTTTCTGACAGCAAGAAACTCACAAATGCATCGGTGCAGAATATTATCGACCATTTGAAAGATTTAACCGGGCAGACGGGCAAGACCCTGACGCTCCACGCTTATGTCGGCAGAGATCTGACGGAAGCCCAAAAAGCCGCCATCACCGCGAAAAACTGGACGCTGGTGTATTAGAATGCATCGCCGAAAGCGCTTGTAGGCGCCAACCCCTACAGGAATACGCAATAAATTCCAAAGGAGGAAATCTATGAAAAAGGAGACCCTGACCCAAATTATTTTGACTGCCGAGGAAGGCAAGTACTTATATAACGGCACCACCTACGGAAAAACTGTGGTGCTGCCGCAGGATGCCGATCATTCTCTTTGGCAGGAGATCGATGAAAAAGAACTCCCCAAGGAGGAAACAAATGGCTGATTTACGCGCCGCGGTCATTTCTGCCGCCGCAAAATACATAGGCATTTGTGAAAAAGACGGCAGCCATAAAAAAATTATCGACCTCTACAACCGGCAGGAAAAGCTGCCCCGTGGCTATACGGTCCAATACACAGATGCTTGGTGCGCGGCCTTTGTAACGGCAGTTGGTGTCCAGCTTGGCATTTCCCATATCCTGCTGCCGGAGTGCGGTGTGGGGGAGATGGTAAGGCTTTATAAAGCCCAAAACCGCTTCCGTATGCCCAAAAGCTATACCCCCAAGCCGGGAGATCTTGTGATTTACGACTGGGGCGGTGACGGATGGGGCGACCACGTTGGCATATTGGAAAAGTATGCAAACGGCAAGCTCACCGTCATTGAGGGAAATTACAAGGATGGTGTCGGTCGTCGGGAGGTCACGAAAAACAGCAAAAATCTCCTCGGCTACTGCCTGCCGGACTACGACAGCTGCAGCGGCAAAATCGACACGGTGAAAAAGGTACAGCAGCACCTGAATTTCACCTATGACGCAAAGTTAGCGGTAGACGGTATCCCGGGAGCGAAAACAAAAAAAGCTCTGCTTGCAGGCTTGCAAACAGAGTGGAAAATCGACCCGGACGGGATATTTGGTCCCATCACCGCTCGGGCAGCCAATAAAAACGTGGTAGGCCGCGGCTGCTGCAGTGAGACGGTGCGGCTTTTGCAAATGCTGCTCCTTTGCGCCGGCTACAAGCTCACCGCCGACGGCATCTTCGGCGGCAAAACAGAAAATGCCTTAGTGGCGTTCCAAAAGAAGGTATCCCTCGCCCCCGACGGCCTCGCCGGAAAGAACACCTTCCGGAAATTGACAATGGACAGTTGACAATGGACAATTATTCTCGTAGGGGCGGGCATTGCCCGTCCGCAATGTTCCGATATTTTACGGTGTCGGAGGTGCGGTACGGACGACCGATGGTCGCCCCTACAAGGTCTAACGATGGTGCATCGTAGGGGACGGGTTCCCCGTCCCGAAACTTAGCAGGGAAGAACACCTTTCGGAAATTGACAATGGACAGTTGACAATGGACAGTTAGGGTGTTTGCAAGGCGAAAAACCCTTCCCCCGGGGGGAAGGTGGCCGAGCGCAGCGAGGTCGGATGAGGAACGGCGAAATCTGAAGGATTGCAGAAAGTCTATGGGTCGTGGAAATCTATCATTTACCGCCCGCATTCCTCACCCGGTTTTTGCAAGCAAAAACCACCCCCGCCTGCGGGCGGCCGGTCGCGGCTCTGACAATCCACCGGATTGTCATTCACTACCGCGACTGCGCTTCGCTTACCCCGGGGGAGGGGATCGGCGCGGCAGTAACTGTCCATTAAAAAAGACCGCCAATTGGCGGTCTTTCTGGT